GAAGCTCATGAACGACAAGAGCATCGGCAGGAGATCCCAAAGCCCAAACATGTCGAACCATCAACATTAACATCTGCGTGGGATGCCCTTGACCATCATGTCGAACCAGAACCTCAAACCATTCGACCATCTGATGATCTACCCAAACCATCTTACAAACGTAAGACCATGGAAGAACTTGCTGCAGAGGACGATGCCATGTGCTCTAAACCAATTGATCTAATGACATAGATCATGTCGATTTTATGTTTCATGTCGATTCCGTATTTACCTAGGTAAACTCGGAATCTAAGAAAGGATACATATGATATATCACATAAAAGAAATAAAGCTGGCTGGGTCTGTTCATCGACCCGTGAAGCATCTAGCAACAGCTTTGGGCGAACCCATCGAAAAGACCCTAGCTAGACTTGTTGACATCGGTATCACCTATATATGCCAGCAGTATGGGCTTGATACCGACCATCCCAGGACGTACGAACTTGTGGATTTTGTCAAGAAGTTCTAGTCATTCGACCATCGGATGATCCAGGGGACTCTCTTATCCTCTGGACCTCCGACCATTGGATGATCCTTTTGTCTTACGACCCAAATAGATGCTCCAACCATCCGACCAACACATCATCCGACCATTGGATGATCTTCCCGACCCTCGACCATATCGACCCTCATCGACCCGACCCATCATCGACACTTACATCATCCCTACCCATCCTCGACCCGACCTGATGATCTGTGGTTTGGCACACGTCATTCGACCATCAGATGATCCGACCCGACCCGACCCATCATCCGACCCGACATGATCGCCTGGGATGGTGGTTGATGCTGGACACGCTGTCTAGATCCTGACACACGGTCCAATTTCTGACACAGCGTCTAAAACTGACATCTTGTCTAAAAACTGACATCCTGTCAGTAATTAGATCCTCTGTCATAAATTAGACGTCGTGTCTAAGATCCGGTGAGTGTCAAAATTTTGACGGTGTAGCCTCCTTGACGCTGCAGCGTCAAATTATTGGCTGCGTATTGGCACAGCCTTTGCTTGTATGCAATTTTCATGCCAAACAGTCATTACCATAAAAACTATTTCTTGGCATGGTTTAAGCATTATGCAAATTATATGCCAATTAATTTTTTACAGGATTATAAAAATAATTGCATATTTTTTAAAAAAGATTAAAAAAACACTTGACAATGTTTTTAATAAAGATTATATTGTATATAAAGATTATGAATAACATTTAATATGAAAGGACGGTGATTGCGTGCTAAAAGAGATTGTAAGTTTTCTTGTTGTTTGTATTCTTGTTGTGTCTTTTATCGTTGTGTCTTTTATAATCCTGTAATTGCCTTTGTGCCGTCCAAAGGACGTTAAACAATGGAGAAAATCATGAGTAAAAAAGAACAGAAAGTATCGGCCAATAGACTGGTAGTGAAAGAAACCGCAAATACTGTAACATATAAGATAGAAGTTTTTACGGATAAAACTTCTATCGGTTCTATTGAACAGACAGTATACAAGTTGAATGAAGCTGGTCTTGACCTTGCACGCAAAGAACTTGACCTTAACCGGCTAGAAGACGTTAATCGGCAGACTATTACAGATGCCATGAATGAATTTAGAGCTGACTCAAATAAGTCGCTTGAGAGGGAAAATGCTCTGAAGGCATTTAAGGCCGGAACCGCCACGCAAGACCAAATAAAACTGGTCTTGACCAGTATAGGAAAGGGAAAGATAAAAGTTGATCCGGCAAAGCTCATTGCTCTGATAAAATAAGAGCCAATAAAAACTGAATACGAACACTGTCCGGTAAGGTGAAATAAACTTACCGGATATTTTTTACCTATACTCAATAGTATAGTTTTTATACTATTTATTATATAGATAGTTTTTATAACTATATAACTAATAGATAATATAATAAAGATATTGTTTATAATATATACTATCTTTACTGGAACCAATAACGTCAAGTTATTGACGGCCATAACCTTATATGTCAAGTTTTTGACACCCAACCTACTTAGACTTAACTTAACTAAGTCTCACCAACTCAAACCCAATCAAACCCAATCAAAATAAAATGCAGTTATTTTTGCTTATAAACCCATGCCTACCCTCTCCAACCGGATGTAATTTTTCAAACCTCTACTATCTTTATAGTCATCGGCAGAGCCATTAGGGGCATCAATGGTACATATCATCGGAAAAAGGATGGCATTATAGTGAAAATAGTAAGGGGTGGATCAGATCAAGAAGAATAAGTTTGACTAAAGTCGAGGGCTGTGGTAGAATTTAGACAATTAGAAGAATGGTTGGGAATAGTAAAAATAAGGGAGGCGTAGCCTCAAAAGGTAAGGATATTGATGGTTGGAGGCGACCAAATGGCGTATGATGACTTGACGAATTTAATACAGGGGTTAAAAGATGGGGTTAAAAAAGATAGGTTACCGGCATATGGACATAATCAGAAGGCTTCTGGTGGGGCAGACTCCAGGGGATGTGTGCCTGGAACTAGGAATGTCAGAATCTTACTTATCCATACTACAAAGCGACCCAATCTTCCGAGCGAGGCTCGAGTTAGAACAGGCGAAGCTGCACGAGCGTTTTTTGGAAGGCAGGGAGAATGCAATGATAGTGTTGGAGGAGACCTCTAGTGCTGCAGCTAAGTTATGCAGAGAGGCGGTAATGCTGGGAACCGTTGGACAACAGGAAATTAAGCCTGACCTTAGGCTTAAGTCTGCGTGGGATGTGCTAGATCGGTCGGGGTTTAAGGCTATTGACAAAACACTAACTGTATCGACAGACTTAGCAGATCTTGTCGCAGAAGCATATAAGCAAAAGATGACCAAAACGCAAAATCTAACTCCTAGGCAGCTGAAATCCTCCCAGTTGTCTATTGACAATGGTGTTAAATCTGAACCTGCCGCAGAAAGTAGCATCATTGATGTTGGAGGCGAAGAGGGTCATGCCTCCGCCCCCGAAGTTTCGCCTTCAACATTTTCTCCTCCCCAGCAACTAAGTTTATTTGATATGGAGGCCTGTTAGGCCTACAAAAAAGGCCAACTTGAAAAATATGAACATCGAGGCAAAATAATGGCAGAAATGAGTTTAGAGGCATTGCAGTTTTATGAGGAGAACCCAATAGATTTTTGTGAAGACCTCCTTGGAGTAGAATTAGATGAATGGCAAAAAACGGCCTTCGAGAACTTGTATAATGATAGATTTGTAGCGATAAAGGCTGGGTCGGGGGTGGGAAAGACGGTGTGGATGAGTTTGGCGACCATGCATTTTTTGGCGACCAAGCCATTCAGTAAAGTACCAACTACTGCACCAAGTCAACATCAGCTTGAGGATCTACTTTGGGCCGAACATCACAAAAACATAAGTAGATCAGATTATCTATCGAATCTTTTAGTATGGACCCAACGTAAAGTTGCGGTTAAGAAATATGAGCCCCAGTGGTATGCTGTTGCTCGTACTGCACGGGTTAGTCCTGGAACACATGTAGCAGAGGGACTGCAAGGATTTCATGCTGAGGATAATCTCCTATATGTGTTAGATGAATCATCCGGAATACCAGATGACATCTTTCCGGCCGTTGAAGGAGCTCTCACAGGAAAGCATGCCCATGCCATTCTTGCGGCTAACCCGACCAGGCTTACAGGATACTTTCATGCAGTTTTTACAGAACCTAGAATGAAGGGAATGTATAAACTCATGACTGTATCCTGTGAGGACTCAAAGTTTATCGAGCCTAGATATTTGCAGATGATGGAAGCACGATATGGCCGAAATCATCCAGTATTTAGGATCAAAGTTTTGGGTGAGTTTCCAACCTCGGATATTGAGTTGTTGTTTCCTGTGGCCGATGTGGAGACAATGAGAAATAACGAGTTGATAGATATGCGAGGCCGACGAGATGCTATTGAGATCGGGGTGGACATAGGGTTATCTACGTCGAGAAGTGTGATGTGTATCCGAAAGGGCCTTCGGGTTATGGAATGGCGAACATATAATCTTGTCGGTAACACAGCAGACGCAGCAGGATTAACCCAATGGATATTGACCGCGATCAACGCCTTCGAGCCTTCTAGTGTTAAAATAGATGCTAATGGTGTTGGAGGAACGGTTTTTGGAAACCTGGCCCTTATATATCCTCGTCTCGTTCATCCAGTTATAGGTCAAGCACAGCCTGCGGAGACAAAGAAGTCCCGCTTCGGGAATCTTAGAGCCCAAGGATACTGGGAGTTGCGGGAGATGATAACTCAAATATGTAGCGAGTTTTGGCCGAAAGATCTTATTGACGAAATGTCGGATATAAGATATTCGATGCCGAACGGACGAATAATGATTCAGCCTAAGGAGAAGATGAAAGTATCTCCTGACTACACAGACGCGATGGTGTATGCGTTTTTAGATTCTGATGTTTGCGTGGATAAATACAATCAGTTGGTTATACCGGTGTATGTGGGAAATGTTAATGATAGTATGACTAGGGTGAATCCATTTACGAAAGGATCTTCTTTAAGTAGAAGTTCTGGAATGGTGGCTTCATCTAAATGGAGTAGAATGCATGGCTAGACCAAATTATGCAATGCTAGAGGTTGGTAAAACAGGGATAAGAAGAAATTATAATACGGTAGATGAAGAATTTCTTTCAACCCTAAAAAGTGCAGAAGGAATAAGAACATATCGTGAAATGAGAGATAATGATCCAATCATTGGTGCTTTCATGCACGCAATAACGATGATATTTCGAGAAGCTAGATGGAGCGTTCAAATTCCTGCAAATGGTGGTAGCGAAAAGGATAAAAACTTCTTGTTGGATTGTATGTATGATATGCAATTCAGTTGGAGTGATTTTATTGCTGACGCTGTGTCAATGTTAACATATGGATGGAGTTGGTTTGAACAGGTATATAAACGAAGGCAAGATGGAAAAATTGGATGGAAGAAATTTGCCTTCAGAAGTCAAACATCTCTTGAAGAATGGTCGTTTACAGATGTAGGAGACACTATAGGAATGTACCAAAGGCCTGCACCCGACTATACATCATATTATCTACCATTAAGTAAGTCTATACATTTCCGAACAGAAAATGCTGGTGGAAATCCTGAGGGTCGGAGTGTTCTGAGAAATTCATATCGCCCTTGGTTTTTCAAGAAGGTTATTGAGGAACTTGAAGGGATAGGATTAGAAAGGGATTTTACAGGACTACCGAAGATTAATCTTCCTCCAGGAATTAATCTTGCTGATGATGACCCAGAAACTCAAGCAGCCGTAACTGCAGCCAAAAGATTAATTGCTAATGTGAGAAGGGATGAACAGGATGGAATTCTTTTACCCGATGGGTGGTTATTTGAACTTGTTTCCTCTCCAGGACAGAGACAATTTAATACTGTTGAGATTATTAATAGGTATAATAAGGAGATAGCCGTAACGGTTCTAGCTCAGTTTATTATGCTGGGAATGGAGAGGACAGGATCATACGCCTTGGCTGGAGAACAAACGGAGATGTTTTATCTTTGTCTTGAGGGGTGGATGGATAATATGGCCTCCACGATTAACCGCCAGGCGGTAAGACTCCTGTTTGGGCTGAACGGAAGAGAGGATTATCAAAACTTCCCATCAGTAGTACATACATTAGTAAGAAAGGTGAATCTTAAGGACATGACAAATTATATTTCACAGCTAGTGCCTATTGACGCAGTAGAAGTGACAGATGATCTTAAGAGTTTCTTGAAATCTTATGCACGGCTGTCCGAATACTCGGAACGGAAAGAATAAAGCTGAACATTAACCGACTTTACCTAGGTAAATACGGAAAACAGGAGATAGAATTATGACAGATGTTAAAATAGCCCCAAGACCTCCATATGCATTTGAGACGTTGACTATTGCAAACAATGACGTTATATCTTTTAATAACAATCTTGCAACAAATTCAGAACGTGCATTTGTGTCGATCGAAGGCGGGAATCTAAGATATCGATTAGATGGAACAAACTCATCTAACATAGTAGGACATCTTGTTCTTGCAAACGGAAATTTTATTGTTGATGGTCGTACAGCATTAAAAGGCTGTAAGATGACCGCCAATGGTGCAAACGTAACTGCGTCGGTTACGTATTTTGCAAGATAAAGATGAAACAGGTATTAATATTAAGACTTGGGTCGTTAAGAGAGATGATTATGTCTAATCGTCTTTTATTTTGGAACAAAGTATGGTTTGACCATACATGGTTAGAACAATATATTTATAGGGAGATTAAAGATGGCGACATTACAGAAGTTCAGTAACCTTGCTATGGCTATGGGCGTAGCACAACACAATTTTAATGCCAACGGAGTAAAGTGCATGCTTACCAGTACAGCTCCCGATGGAAATAACCATATCAACTATTCAAACCTTTCAGCAGGTGAACCTGCAAATGGTAATGGATATGTTACTGGCGGAGCTGCAATGGGAACAACGATTTCTCGATCCGCAGGAAATAATATATCTGTGATTGCATCAAATGTGGCTAATGTATCTTGGACAGCATCTGGTGGAAATATCGGGCCGTTTAGATATGCGGTTCTTTATAATGTGAATTCCACAAGCTCCAATAATCAACTAATTGGATATTATGATTATACGTCTAACGTAACCTGTAACAACGGGGAATCTTTTACTGTGACGTTTACTGGAAATAACCTTATAACAGCAACATAGTGGAGATGGCGGAATGAAAGAAATCCAGGGATGGATGAGTGCAGATGAATGTAAATGGCTAGAGGTCATGGCCTCAACAATGAAATCGGTTGTTGAAATAGGTTCATGGAAAGGCAAAAGTACTCAATCTTTATTAATTGGATGTAAAGGACCAGTATTTGCAGTAGATCATTTTCTTGGAAGCGAAGATGAAAGGTCGAGTTCACATGCCGAAGCAAATACAACCGATATTTTTCTGCAGTTTTGGGAAAATGTAGGAAGTTTTAAAAATCTTGTGTCTATGAGGATGACAAGTGTTGAAGCGTCGAAATTTTTTGCAGATAAATCGGTGGACGTAGTGTTTATTGATGGATGTCACAATAGGACTAATGTTATAACTGATCTTACTGTGTGGTTATCCAAGGCAAAAAGATTGATTTGTGGACATGATTATGGTCAGATTGGCGGAAAAAGTCTGTTTGATGAACTAAATTTACAGGCAGTAGAGGTTGGGGCTGGAAGTATTTGGCAGATTAATCTTTAAACTTATCGGAGGCGATAATGTATCAACGACAAGAGCAGAAAACTATTTATACACTTAACTTAGATAAGGCATATCCCAAAGAGATCACTGATATGACTTATCCACTCTTAAAAACGTATGCCCAAAAGATTGGAGCTGATTTTTATGAGATTACAGAACGTAAATTTCCTCAATGGACAGCGACATATGAGAAATGTCAGGTATATGAGTTGGGTCAACTACACAAAAACGACTGGAACATTTTTGTGGATTGTGATGCTTTGATTCATCCCGATACCCCAGATGTTACGGCCCATATGTCTAAAGAGTTTACAGCACATAATGGGGCAGATCTTAACACAATTCGGTGGAGGATGAACAATGTTTTTAGAAGGGATGGGAGAAAGATAGGTTCGGCCTCATGGTTCTGTGTTGCGTCTGATTGGACGATAGATCTTTTCCACCCCATGGTGGATATGACACCTGACGAAACATATTTTCAAATCATTCCAGTATATAACGAATTAAAAGCTGGAGTAACACCTAGTAGATTGATTGAAGATTATGTTTTTAGTTATAACATCGCAAAATATGGATTGAAGTTTGATACAATTCATGATATTTTTGAACGGAACAAAATTGGTGGTTTTAACTTCCTGTGGCATATTTATGCTGTCCCTTATCAGGAGAAGGTAGTTAACATGCGAAACGTGTTAAAAGCCTGGGGAGTGATAAAATGAGATCACCATTTCACATGGACACAATACAGATAGAAGTTACCACGGCATGTAGAAACCGATGTTCGAATTGTTCGAGATTTGTGGGTTATAAAGAACCTTGGTTTATGGATTTCGATTTTTTCAAAAATGCTGTGGATTCTTTAGAACATTATCCCCAAATGGTCGGGATACAGGGTGGAGATCCTTTACTTCACCCACAATTTCATGAGATGTGTGAATATTTAAGATCAAAATTCACACCTGATCATTTAGGCCTCTGGACTACGTTGCCTGAAGGTTTTGAACATTACGCAGATGATATATGTGCAACGTTCAAACATGTATTTTTTAATGATCACACAAGACTGGATATATTTCATGCTCCTTCATTGGTTGGAATCGAGGAGATGGTGCCGAACAAGAATCAGATGTGGCACTTGATAGATAATTGTTGGGTTCAGATGAGTTGGTCGGCATCAATTAACCCACGAGGAGCTTGGTTCTGTGAAATTGCAGCATCTATGGCAATGTTGTTTGAAGAAGAGGACCGAAAAGGTTGGCCGGTGGAAAAAGGATGGTGGCATCGACTTCCCGCAGATTTTAGAGAGCAGATGGATATGTTCTGTACGAGATGCGGATATCCTATCAAACTGAAAAGACGATCAAGTATTGAAGGGATAGATGATATTTCTCCATTAAATTATGGTAGATGTAAGAACTTTACGAAGATCAAAAAAGGCAACTATAAAATACATGATCTTCAATTTGCTACCGAACATGATCTTGAACATACGCCAATGGCAATGTATAAAGATACAGAATACCGAAATATTATTGCTAAAAGATATGGTATGTTTTTGGTAGTAAATGATCAACACTTCTGGAGTCCGTATTTAATTGATGCTCCAGCAAAATATATGACATCTCTTGACTGGGCTTTTCCTTTTGAGATGTTTGGGGTAGAAATGAAGAAAAACGAAGATACAGAGGTAGTATATCTTGACGACGCAAATCAACCACCTTTTGTGGTTGTATCTAAGGAGGCAGGGAATGAAGATAACACAGTTGATACAAATATTACAAAATATTTGGAAGGAACGGGATGCTAATTTAGACATTTTGATAATTTATCATCCTGGAGATAAGGCAGTTCCGCTAAAAGTTAACAATGTAACAGTTCGTGAAGGCAGGGTGGTTTTATCCGCATAGGAGGCAGATATGAAATATATCGTAACAGGCGGGGCAGGATTTATAGGTTCTCATCTTTGTGAAGAGTTGTTGCGTAGAGGAGATAAAGTAGTTTGTATAGATAATTTAACCACAGGAATGTTGGACAATATTAGACATCTTACAGTTTCCCCTAATTTTCAGTTAATGAAGATGGATGCTTTAGATGTTATTAGTATGGAATTGGACGGAATTTTTCATCTTGCTAGTCCGACAGCACCTGGGGATATTCAGAAGTTTTATAAAGATACATTATCTGCGAATGGTGAAGGTACGTTTAATTTGATACGGATAGCTGAACAAGCCAAGGTTAAGATGATATTCGTATCAAGTGTTAAGGTTCATGGAAATTGTCCTAGAGTAGAACCGTATATCATAGGAAAAAGATATGGTGAACTCTTGTGCCAGGCTTTTGGTCAGAAAGTAGCTAGACTGGCAAGTATTTATGGGCCAAGGATGAGGACAGATGATAGCAGAGTTATACCTGTTTTTATTCAGAAAGCATTAAACAATGAACCTTTACATTTGTGGAATGGTGGAGAACAGGTAGATTCTTTTTGTTTTGTAGATGATATTGTTCGGGGGTTAATCACATACATGGAATCCAACACTAATGGTGTTGTTGAGTTTGGATATCCTCAAGGAATTAAGATAAAAGACCTTGCTCAAACAATTCTTCATCTAACAGAAAGTAAATCTGAAATTATAACAACTCATAATGTTATGGTGGTGGATGAATGTCATAAAGTAGCTGATCTCGAAAAAGCCAAATCATTACTTGGATGGATTCCACTAACATCATTGGAAGATGGTTTACAGAAAACGATTAATTATTATAAGGAACAATTTTAATGGCCGATGAAATATTTGATCAAAACAAAGTAATAATGCCCTCAATGGAAAGAAGAAAATCGGTGTGGGCATATACATTGTATAAACTAGACAGAACTTTAGCTATTCTTGGAATTATCTTAATTCCCGTTGTGACGATTGTGGTATTGGGATCAGCCGAAGTTGTAAAAGATATTTGCTTAACATCTGTCGGTGGTTTGATTGGATATATCGGTGGCCGAGGTGGAAAATAGGAGGGATTATGAAATCTTTGTTCTCATGTATTTTTGGTTTGTTGATTCTATTTTTTGCTGTTGAGGTTTATGCAGCAACAGGAATAAAGTGGGATGCTCCTATAAATGGAGGTCCCGTTGCAAATTATACAGTATATTATGGGGAAGGAACTGTGGTTAGTTCGACATTTAGTAAAACGGTTTCTGCGTCAGTTACAGGCGTGGATTTTACTGCTTTAAATATGGGGGCAGGAAAAACATATACATTTATTGTTAAGGCAAGTAATGATGCTGGAGAAGGTCCAGCGAGTAATTCGGTAACATACGAAATGCCTAAGTTTACACCACCTATAGATGTTTTACCTCCAGTTCCTGCAACAGTACCTGGAACTGCGGTTTTACAGTTAAAATAATTTACAGAGGAAGTCGTGAAAAAGATATTGTTATTCATTAGTTTAATTATGTTATCTGGATGTGTAACAAATTCTATTGGAACGACTTCCTCTACTAATAGTGGATATAAAACTTTGGTGGTATCTGTGCCTGTTGGGGCAACAAAATATACATTATATTTTAATGATGGGATAAATTTTTACAACAAAACTATGAGTTCGAATGACACAAGGATTAGCATAAAAGAACTGAATCTTCTTGTTGGTGGAACTTATAGTTTTTATGTAAAGACAAGTAATGATGTAGGTCAATCAGATCAGTCTAATCTTTTGCGATGTAAAGTAATAAAATAATGGGGTATGTGATGGCTCTTTCAGCAGAAATAAAAAGTATCGAAAAGACAAATATTCCTGTTACAGGGATAAAAGTTCGTTTTCATGATAGCGAATTTGAAATAGACTTAAGAGTGATGGGAAGATTAGCATAAATTATTTTAAAGGGAGAATAAAATGGCACAAGTAATATCATCTGTTGGAACAATCACAAATCCAACTGGCCATTCTCAACAGACAAAGATTATATTTGACGGAACAAGGTTTTGGGCTTTCTACATGAAAAGTGGGACTGCCAACACCTTGTTCTATACCCATTCGACAGACCTGATAAGTTGGACTGAATCAAGTGTTGCTTTAGCGAGTGGAACTTCACAGGATGGGAGTAATATGTCTGTCCTGTGGGACTCATCAAACTCATTGGTGCTGGTGAGTTTTGTTGCTACAGACAGTTATGATTATGGACACTATATTCGCGGTGTTATCTCAGGAACATCAATTTCATGGGGGACTACTGATAGGACTATCTCAGGGGTAACATCTGTTCAGTCTGTTATTGATCTTATAAAAGATTCAGTAGGTTATCCTTGTTCACTTGCAGACTATGGAACAAATGAGCATTTTTATTATGCCTCATCAGTTTTGTCTTCAACTTTTTCTGCTATAAATTGGACCGATCTAAACCCATCTGGGAATAGTGGTAACTGCAAATCTTTGAAAGCTTTTGCATTAGCCTCTCAACATTTTCTGCTCCTTGATAAAGATGATGATACCGGAGGATATGCTTGTGTTAGAAGTCAGTATTGGAATGGTAGTGGTTGGTCAGATAATCCTAGTGCGATTCCTATATATGTAACTGCTCCAACTGACTTTTATTTTCATTGGGATGCCGTACGAATAAGTGACGATGCTGTTTTTTGTTGTACAAAAAATGGAGCTTCAACCATTGCACTATATAGGACAACAGATCAGGGAGTAAATTGGACAGCAAGAACGGCTCCAAGTTGGCCTTCATCTGGATTGGCAGCAAATTCTGAAATAACTTTATGTACAAACGGCACAGATATTTATTTGGTTGTAATACGTGGGGATGCAAGTTGCTCAGTTTCATATAATAAATACACGGTTGCTTCTAACACGTGGGACGGTTGGACTGATTTAATTACTGGCGGAACGCAGACCAGAAAATACATCAATTCTGAATGGCTTAATGGTCAGCTGGTTGTTCTTTATACTCAAACCAATGGATCAAACTATGATCTGACGATTGAGAAATTATCATCCATAACCATCACTCAAGAAGGTTTTAGATTTTCGGTACAGGTGGAATAAAACATGGCTGTAACTGATGGAACTAATGCTGGTTTTGTAACATCCGCGCCCACCTCCGATCCGGCAGGAGGGAACAGAACTCAAAATTATTATGCGGATTGTTGTGCATTTATGAGTCCGGCTGGTAGTAATCAGATTATCCAAATGGGTTGGTATTGCGATACTGCATCGGAGGAAGCTAATTTTCAGTTGGGTCTTTACGATGATAATGCAGATACTCCTGGAACCTTGTTGGCAACAACAGGAGATATTGCAAAAGGAACGGATGCGGGATGGAAGACAGGGGCGTTGGATTATACCTTACTACCAGACACTAAATATTGGCTTGCTATCCAATTAGATAATACAACAACGACGACATATAATAATGCCGACACCAATGCATCATATAAACTTTATACTAAGGCAAATCAGACAAGTTTACCGTCCGGAAGTTGGGATGGATATACTGGCAGAATTTTAGCCATTTATGCCCTTTATGAAGCGTCAGCTGAAACTTATCAAGAACAAACACAGGATACAAACATAATTGCCCCGATCGGAACGAATGTAAAACTTAGAATGCTTATTAATGCGACGGGTGATCCAGATTCCGGACCTTATGAATTGCAATATAGATATGCAGCTGATGGTGCAAATTTTACAGATTGGACAAAGGTAAATAGTTAATGGGACAAAATGTCTTTACCACAATTGGAAACAATACCTGGACAGCTCCTTCGAATGCCTTAAACAGCACGGTCAATATCTATATTTGGTCTGGTGGCGGTGGTGGTGCTGGTGGTGGTGCTAGTGCTGCAGCGGCAGGTGGTGGTGGTAGTGCTTTTGCGGCCCTGACGAATTATGCAATCACTGATGGTTATATTTACAGTTTATATGTCGCAAATGGGGGAGCTGGAGGAAGTTCCAATGCCAACGGTTCAAATGGCGGCGTTTCATACTTCAAACATAATAATGGTACGAATGCCGCTTATGCCGCGGCTGGCGGAAGAGGAAATAGAACATCAGGCACAGGAGGTGCTGGAGGTGCAGTCGCCCAAAGTTTAGGCAACGTAATGCTAAGCGGAGGCAATGGTTCTTCCAGAAATTCATCGGCTATTTTACAGGGTGGTTCTGGTGGTGGTGCTGCCGGCTATAATTCAAATGGTACAGACGGCACGAATGGAGTAAATGCGGTCGGCGGTGCGGGTGGTGGCTCTGGAAACTACCGAGGCGGTAATGGTGGTGCCTTCACGCTTAATTCAGTAGGCGGGGCCGGTGCCAACTATGGAGGTGGCGGTTCTTCTGGCGGAGGAACGAATAAGGCAGGAGGTGCTGGAGCTAGAGGACAGATTATAATTTTTTGGGAAGATGCTCCTACAAGTTATAATTTAACTGTAGATTCAGCAAATCTAATTTTTAGTGGCCAAGATGCTACATTCGACTATAAAGCGAATAAATCTTTAGTTGCAGATTCAGCAAACTTTGTATTAACTGGACAAAATGTATCTTTTTCCAAAGAATATCCTTTAACAGCTAATTCAGCGAATTTAGTTTTTACGGGCCAAGATGCGGCATTAAATTATAATTCGGTTCATTATATATTATTAGCTGCTTCGGCAAATGTAAGTAATAATGCAGCAGACACAACAAATGCGATATTAACGCCTCCGACAGGAAAGAACAACAGCTTTTTTCAGGCTGGAAATGTATCTGATGATACAAATCCGATAACATTAAATCTTGGTGCAAATAATTATACTGAGATTGAATGGGTTTTGAAGGCAACAAATACGGCATCAAACAACGGTGTATTTGAGTTTAGGGTTGTATTTGCAAATAATGCCTTAAATAATTATAGTGCCACACCTCAATGGACTGTTGGTGAGTATGTTACTGGAAATAAAACACTAACAGCAGATAGCGGAAATCTTGTTTTTGCAGGTCAAAATGCAATAACCAGAAAAAATTCTTATCTAGGTGCAGACGCAGGGAATATAGCATTATCTGGCCAGTCTGCTGATTTTGCTCTTGGTAAATCTTTATTAGCAGATGCAGGAAATTTAGTTTTATCGGGTCAGACAGCATCGACCATTAAAACATACCAACTTATTGGCGATACTGGAAGTCTAGTTCTTACTGGTGGTAGTGCTTCTCTTGGTGCTGGAGCTAGAATTGATGCAAATCCTGGAAGTTTGACATTAACAGGAGAAACAGCAACAACCCTTAAAGCATCAAAACTAATAGCTAATCCTGCAACCTTAGTATTATCCGGTCAAACTGGTAATGTTTTACACGACTATAAGAATCAGGTTTATAACGCAGGACAGTTGATATTATCCGGTCAAACCGCAGCAACATTAAAGGGATCAAAACTAGTTGCAGATTCTGCCACTTTGATTCTTACTGGAATAGATGCAACAATACTTGCAGGTGGAAATAAGACTTTAGTTGCAGATCCAGGAACATTAACATTATCTGGTCAAACTGCATCATTTATTAAAACCACCAGAATGACTGCTGATGTCGGAACTTTAGTTCTTACAAGCCAAACAGCAGGAATAGTAAAAGGATTTAAAATATCCGGTGATCTTGCAACCTTGATCTTAACTGGTCAAACTGCAAACACCGAGAAAGCATCGAAATTAGTAGGTGACTCCGATTCATTATCTTTAACCGGTCAATCTGCAACTACTTTAAAAGCCTCTAAGTTAGTTGCAGATTCTACTTCTTTAATGTTAACAGGGCAGAGTGCATCAACAGCTAAGGGGATAAGATTAGTCGGTGATTCTGCAACGTTAGTTTTGTCAGGCCAAACAGGAATTTTTGTTTCAAGGAGAAACCTTGACGCATCTCCAGCAACGTTGGTTCTTACAGGCCAAAATGCTCCTTTAGATAAAACAGGTAGAAAAGATCTACAAGCTGATGCAGGAACTCTTGTTTTATCTGGTCAATCTGCCGAAACACGTAAAGGATCAAAACTTAGTGCAGATGCAGTAATGTTGACATTCACGGGTCAGAGTAGTATCCTCTCTAAAGCTTCGCCTTTGACTGCCGACCCGACGACCTTGCTACTTGCAGGGCAAAATGCTCGCACTACTAAGGCGTCAGAGCTGGCGACCGACCAAGCTAATCTTTCTCTCGATGGCCAAACTGCTAGCACTACGAAAAAGTCTGCTACGACTGGTCAGCCTGTAGCCCTTACAATGACAGGCCAGTCTGCGACGATGACTCTTGCAAGAAGAATAGCTACTGATGCAGCAACACTACAGTTAAACAGTCAGACTGCATCAACTCTCATGAGAAGAAAAATATATGGAGATTCTGATCTTGTTTATCTCGAAGGCCAGGATGCTGAACTTCTCAAAAGAGCAAAAGATGAGAGATTTATTTGTGATCCAGGAACATTACTTCTAGAAGGTGGGAGTGCCGGTTTTAGGCGTTCATATTATTTACAAGGAAATCCTGCAGAATTGTGGTTAATAACACATCCTTTTAGGGATTTACATGCTTCATTTGAGGCAAAAATATCAGAGGCGTCATTTAGTGCAAAAGTAGCATCAGCATTATTCGCAGGAAAAACAGCAAACACAACTTTTGAAGGAGAGATTTAAATGCCTACAACAATAACATTACCGAAGGCAATTGAGAATGGTACGATGGTAATTATAGTATCATTTACGAATGAGAATAACCAGCCCATTCCACCGAAAACTATGACATGGACATTGACTGATATGGTAGGAAACATCATAAACTCACGTCATACCATCCCATTTGGTGTGATGAGTACGACATTAACAGCTGTTTTATCTGCAAGTGATTTGGCTCTTACAACAACTCATGATGCAAAACGAGTATTTACAATAGAAGGGACATATGATTCAGATTATGGAACAAACCTCCCTTTTAATGATCAAGCAACATTTACGATTCAAAATTTAATTCATATTGTAACAGCATAAAGGAGATTGACGATGGCGGAAATTACAGGACTTCCCTCAACATTAGAAAGATTTAAAGATGGGATTTTTACAAATCTCGCATTAAAGAACGCATTTTCTTCTGCACCACCTACACCAATTTTAGGATATATTTATACTGATGAGGGTGTATTATGGGATTCTCTTGGCACGAAGAAAACTATTACATCTGCACTTTTAGCTTTTGATGCCACAACAAAAAAGATTACCCTTAGTACAGGTAGTTTTCGACCCTCTGGTTTTAAGGTTGGAATGCATATGTATATTTCTGGTTCAGCATCCAACAACATGATGACGACAGTTACAAATGTCACTGCAACTGAGATAACTGTAAGTGATTCATTAGTTACTGAAGCTGAAGGTGCAACAGTCACGTTACAAGCGAATTTTACTTATCAAGTTCAATATAATGGATCAGCTTATATAGGCATCCAAGATCAAGCAGGAAATAATTTAGTAGCCTCACCGCCAAGTGTAGGTAATAACTGTGGGATCGGCCTAAAACTTCCTGCATATAACCTTACTCAAGGCAAAGTATATTGTCGTGATGCTAATGGTTATACCTTAGCTGCAGCTAATGCTGGTGGAACAATGCCTGCGGTCGGAATTGCAGATACGACAGACTCTTTACTTTATCATGGAATGTTTAAATTTGCAAATAACCAATCTTGGGCTTCTGGAGATAAACTTTGGGTTGCATCAACTGCCGGAAATTTAACCAAGACCATGCCTGCAAACAGTGGGTATGTTGATCAAGTTTTCGGAGTGGCTCTTGATGATCGTACTCTATTGGTTCAGCCAACTCTATGGGCTGAAAATCATGCATAAAGGAGATTAACATGCCCGAGCAGATTAAACTTTCGAATGATTTATCATTGAGAATGCTTAAATCAATCGATGAAGAACAGGTAGTATATGGAATTGTTTTTGAACCTGATTTTGTAGATGCACATGATCAATTCGTTCAAAAAGATGACATTCGGACTGCATGTCATGCGTACATGGCAAAGTTGCAGCGAGAATGTAGTGCATCGAGGACTAAGTTGAGTCACGAAATCAACATTGGAAATGTTACGGATATTGTTGAATGTTATTTGGCTCCATGTGAGTTTGAGTCAAATGGAATGATGGTTAAAGAAGGAACGTGGGTAGTTGCGATGAAGGTTTACGATAAAGATTTATGGGAAGCAACAAAGAAAGAAATCAAGGGATTTAGCCCAGGTGGATATCTTTCTTATGCTGAAGGAGAAAAATAATGCCTACAAGGATTATACCATTTGTAGATGAAATTTCATTGGCTTTTAACCCTGCGAATTTGAAAGAATTTATCATGCATAAAGATGATGCAGGATGGGTTAAAGAATATCTAAAAAACTTAGAAAAGGAGAATTTAAACATGTCTAAAGAACAAATGATCAAAGATTTGATCGACAAAGGAATTTTTGCAAAGGAAAGTGAGAGCTTTCTGAATTCGATGGATGAAATCACCCTGGCAACGATTGGTGCGATGCAGAAAGATCAGGTAGTAGTTAATCTTTCTAAACAGGTTGATGAATTCATGAAGAAAGAGGCTGGAAAGGATGTTAAGATTCAGACTCTTGAAGGAACTCTTGGCACCATGAAAACAACTATCGAGAAATTAACAAAAGATCTCGATAACAACGTCGTGGAATTGATGAAAGAACGTGACATCCGTGAAGGGAATGAGATTCGCCAGATGTTGAAGGATGACGCAGTTCCTGGAGATCTTGAGAAAAATGTTAGTATGTTGGTTTCTCTCAAGAAACTGAGTAAAGATGCATATGAAACTACATTAGCCGGTTTGAAGGCTGCGGGTGTAGCGATCAAAACAGCGGGTTTGTTTAATGAGGCTGGATCTTCTCGGGAAAAAGATCTTACTCCCGAAGCAGCATACCAGAGATTACAGGATCTGAAAAAAGAAAAAATGTCTAAGGATGCAAATCTTACCGAGAGCACTGCCTGGACGATGACTCTGAGGGAAAATCCGAAACTCTACAAAGAGTATACAGATTCTCGTCAGAAAAGAATCAAAGAGACTATTACGGAATAAATCAATTTTAATCTTATAAAGGAGATATATTATGGCGAAAGAACTTAGTCAGCAAGATATTGGTTATTTGGTTGCTGCTTCCAATAACATGGCAAATAATCAATATCAGTGGGTTGCTGTTTCGGGCAACTTTACAGCAAACATTGCCGGAGCAAATGATGTTGCTCTTTTCGGAATTCTGCAGGATAAACCTGCTGTTGCAGGAGCTGCTTGCAGGATTAGACGCGAAGGTATGTCGAAACTGAAATTGGGTGCAAATACAACTGTTGGAACTAGGGTTACATCTGATGCCAATGGACTTGGTGCACCTGCGAATGCCGCAAATCAGCGATACGGAGCGATTGCTCTGGAGACCGGAGCTGCGAACGACATCATAGCCGTTCAAATGGAATTCGGCAAATATGTCGCAGCTTAATTAACCTAACAAAATAAATTTTAAGGAGATAGACTATGCCTACACAATCGGATCTTCATATTGACTCTTTATTGAGCAATCTTAGTATCGCATACATGAATGAACCCAGCAGCTATATTGCTGATCGGGTTTTTCCTGTTGTCCTGTCTAGTAAACAGAGCGACAAATATGCGAAGTATGAAAAATATGCGTGGTTCAGAGATGAAGCTCAGAAAAGAGCTCCTCTGACTGAATCTGCGGGCGGTGACTATGGAATGGACACCCCTGGGACCTTCTTCTGTGATGAGTATTCCTTTCACAAGGATTATGCTGATGCTGACATTGACAATGCTGATGCAGTATTCAACCTGGATGAAGATTCCACCCAGTTCACCACAGAAAAACTCAAGATCAAACGGGAAAGGAACTGGTCTGCGAATTATTTTGTCGTAGACATCTGGGGAACAACCCTCAAAGGACAGACCGATACTCCAGGGGCCGGTGAATATGGCGTCTGGGATGCTTCTGGTTCTACCCCGATTAAAGACGTGATGGCTGCAAAGCCGTTGATTCGTCTTGCCACAGGTCTGGAACCCAATACCCTGGTGGTATCTGAAAGGGTGCATATGTGCCTGACAGAACATACCGACGTATTGGATCGTTACAAATATACCCAGGCTGGTATTATAACCGAGCAGTTGCTTGCTAAGGTTTTTGAGGTGCAGAATTATTATGTTGCAAAGGCTGTTTATGCAACCGCTAATGAAGGTGCCGCAACTCAGACGATGGCTTATATCGCTGATCAATATGGTGCTCTATTGGTTTATGCTAATCCTCGTCCGTCTAAGAGGAGACCTTCTGGTGGATACACCTTTAGGTGGAATCGTCCTCGTTATAATGGTGCTTCTGGCGAAAGACTGCAGACGACCATCAAAAAATGGTATGAGCAGAAAATTGCTGGTACACGTATTGAAGCCTCGATCTTTGAAGACATGAGGCTTGTTTCTTCTGCTTGCGGGGTATTCTTCAAAGATGCCATCGCCCTTGGCAGAACTATTACATCTTAAGGAGTTGTTATTATGACCTTTACTTATGATGCAGAAGCATTAAATGACGTGGGTCGAATCAGGTTGGAGATTGGTGATACTGACTCTCTTCGTCAATTATTGCAAGATGAAGAAATAGAACAGGTTATTACCGAACAGTCATCCTTTAAGGCTCAATGTGCAGCTTGTTGCCGTCTCATCGTAAGTATTTTTGCGGGAAAACCTCAGTCGATTAGTCTTGGAGATGGCTTCAAAGAGACGTCGACTGAGATGTATAACCGCTATCTTGAGATGGCCAAAAGGTATGAAGCACAAGGGTCTGCTCCATGGAGTAGTGCGATAGATGTTGCTACAAAAGAATCTTATACAGCAGATACCTCAACAATGCAACCAAACTTTAGGTTGGGAATGCACCGAAATGTAGGATAAATTATGGGAACTATAAATTCGATAGACCAATATTTGACACATTTAGTTGATATAAATCATGTAACACTTAGTAGAGGACTGAAAACTATAACCTCGACAGAGACAGATGTTCCCGCATTTATAGCTGAGAAATATGAGATAATGCGGAGTGGATCTGGTGATTATATTGGTACAGCGAAAACATCCCACGGAATGACAGGAACAACTTATGTGATGTTTAAACCGGATCAAGTTTTTGGTCCAAATGATGAAATTGTGATTAATGGTGTGGTTCATGTGAATCAAGGAATAAAAAAGGTGTGGGATAGAAAGTCAGTAAGATTCTTACAGGTGTACATATGATAGGAATCAAATTTAATGCAGAACAATTTATCGCACAATCTAACCAGGAAATGCGGGATTTAAAAAGGGCTTGTGCTAAGGGAATGAAAGAAGTAGAATCTACACTTCTTGATGATGTTCTCAATTCCCCGCCTTCATGTCCTGTAAAAACAGGAGATCTCTATGGACTACATGAGTCTGAATCTCATGTTAGTGGTGAAATAATGGATGCGAAAGTTTTCATTAGATCTGGAACAAAATATGATGCTTTTTGGGAAGCTTTACATGAAGGAATTAGTGCATGGGGAACTCCTGTCCAGAATTGGACTCGGCCAGGCTCTGGTCCTTATTGGTTGTCATCAAAAGTGATAACTTATGAGGGTAAATATTATGAAATTATAGCTGCACATATTCGAAGTGCATTTGCAAAAAGACGTTTTCGAGGTTTATAATGACTACATTGATTAACGCCTTAGCTGATTATTTTGCTGAAGCATCTGGACTTGTGATAGATACCAATTTTTATATTGGTGCTGATGTTACGGAGTCTGAGGCTGGTTCTGTTGTGTTGAGAGAAATTGCAGGATCAAGTGAAACTGAGTCTCATATGATAACGAGATCATTTCAAATGGCATGCAAGGGTAACTCTTATATGGCAGGATTGGCATTAGCCGAAACAATGTATGCTTTAATCAATCATAAACCTGGATATAGTGCCGGTGATGTTAATCAACCAATCTTTTATGTTCGACCTCTTTCTCGACCAACGGCACTTGATCGGGATGTTGTTGGAAACTACATTTTTGTAGTGAATTTCATTATAAAAATGGCATGAATAACAATTTAACGGATATTTTAACCCGACTTTACTAGGGTAAAGACGGCAATTTATAAAGGAGAAAGATATGGCTCTTGATCTAGGTCCATGTGCTGTTTATTACAATAATGCAGACTTAGGATACACCCAAGGTGGAGTATCGGTAAAATTCACCGAAGGTGTTGCGGATCTTAAATCTGATCAGTTTGGTTCAGAACCTATGGATCAAATGGTGACAGGTATGGGTGCTACAATTACCGTGCCTTTAGCAAACTACACCATTGACAACTTGGCTCTTGCGTTAGGACGTACAGTGAAAAATCAGAACAATAACAAAGGATTTTTTGGAAATCTTAACGTTGGAACTTTGAAGTCTACGATAGGTAAACAGCTCATCTGCAAGAAGTATGTAAATGGAACTGTTTCTAATGATGAAGACAATTGGATTACTTTTCCGATTGCTGCACCAGATGGAAACATCGAAATTAAGTATGATGGCACAAACCAACGTGTCATTGAAACAACTTTTAGAGCATTCCCCAACAACAATAATGTATTGTACATTATTGGTGATGCGAATGCAGCCAATAACGGGACTTAACAATTTTAGGAGGCAATCATGCAAAAGAAAGTGTCGATTGATGATATTCTGGCTGAAAATTCTCTTGAACTTACACTCGCAGGAAAGATATACTACGTCAAAGATTTTGACCTTGCGGATTTTCTTAGAGTTGTTAAGGGAGTTGATGCAAACAATCCTGAGGAACATGTTACAATGCTCAGGACCCAACTTGCAAAGGCTCTTAACTGTACACCTAAGGATTTAGAGAGATTGGGAATGAAGTCTTTGATGATAACTATTAGGACGATTCAAGAATGGATCGTAGGTGAAGCCCAGGAGGTGACAGGTACTCCTGCGGAAAACCCTTAGATTTTGGTTTATGTTTTGCTCTGGTGGCTTCAACTTATGGTTGGAGCCATCCAGATATTCTAAAATTATCTGCGCGTCAATTTTTTATGTATTTAAATCAGATACCTATAATTGAAGCTCGACAACAAATGATGCGGTTTGAAAGTTCATTATTACCATACCAAGAATCTGATGGAGTTAAAAGTATGATTAAACCATACCAAGAAACTCTTGAGATTGCATCTGGGCCGAAAGCCTCGACAAAAGAAGATGTTGATTTTACTTGGGACATGTTGCGTAAAGGAGTAACACCAAATGGCTGATGTTTATTCTAAGTTTATACTTGATATTGTTCAGGCTGTTAATAATAATAAGATTATTAATCAGGCTCTCCTTGGCACATTTAAAAATGTTGTAGCTGCTTCGAATGCTGCTAATCAAAAGGTCAACAAAAACTTTCAGAACTGGCAAAATCGAGCCCAAGCATTACATCGTGTAATGGGTGAAGGATGGTGGTCCAAGTTTGGATCAGTTGCCATTGGTTTTACTCTTGCATATCGTGCAATGAATCTCTTTGAGGCAGGATTGATGAAAACCACCAATCTCCTCAGAGAGTCTATTGCAGAGTTTGGGGAGTTATCTACCCTCCAAGCGAAACTTGCTTTTTGGCAGGTAATGAGTGCGAAAAATACCCTATCTTATGGTGAAGCCTATAAACGTGCAGCAGTTAATGTGTATGCTTTATATGAAGCATCTCAAACATCAATCTCTACGATGGCAGAACTCTCCACAGGTATGGATGAAATTGCACAATCCATTGGGGCAGTTCCAGAAAAATTGATCCCTCAATTTGCGTCTGTCGTTGATTTTACATCAATGGTTGCACAAACAACAGGATCTACAACTCGGCAGATTAGACAGGAACTCCAATCTTTATTGAATGGTCAAATGCGTACGACAGATATGTTAGGTCGTACAATGAAAAAACTAGGGATTTTAACTGAAGAGGATTTTGCATCTCTCAAGAAGTTGACTTCTCAGGCTGAGGTTCTGGAAAAAGTTTTCCAGGCTATTCATGAACATTGGGCAGAAGCAAGAAAAGCAATGTTAGAAAGTAATCCAATTCTTGCATTTCAGATGTGGGAAAAACAAGCAAGAATGTTATTTATTAATACTGCTATTGTTGCATCTGGAGGAATGGATAAAAATATTTTTGCTAGTACGATTGCGGATAGTATGGAAAAACTGAAAACAGCTTTATCAACTGCTGATCAAGCTCGATTAGTTTTATTTATGCAACTATTAGCACAAGCATTTGGAAAAATCCTAGATCTCTTCCCTTTAGCTCTTAAATACTTAGGTTATGGAGCTGCGCTATTTAAAGCATTTAAAAATGAAATCCTTCAAGTTTGGGATGCTATCAAAAAAGTTACAGAAGCTGTTATTTTGTTAAAAATTGTTGAGAAAGTCATTGGAATTTTTATGCGGCTTTACAACATTCTTACCCCTGTAATTGGAGCTCTTTATGATCTTTCTGTTGTATTGATAATGAGAGTTATTCCTGCCTTAGTGGGATCAACTTTATCTATGTTGCAGTTTATTGCTTCGATAGGAATATTTAATTTCTCCAATTTTATTGCTCAAAGTCAATCTTTATCGATGTCATTATTTAAATTAAGAGCACAAATTATATTTACATCAGAGGCATTATGGGTTCTTACAAAGTCTTATGCCATTACTGCCGCGACAGCTGGAGCAACTGTTGCATTAATTGCTTTCTTGGTATTAGAATTTGCATCTCTAAATCAAATGCTTAAAGAAGCAAAGATGTCTTGGGTAGATTATTTTGTCGAGCTTGCTAAATGGTCGGGACATATACTTTTGGTTGCGACAGGACTTGAAGGATTATATAACCTAATTAAAAAATATAATATTCTTGAAGTTATTGGTAGCTTTTTTAGTATGCTAGGAGCAAAACTCAAAGAAGTTTGGGATCTTGTAGGTCCATACATTGAAAAATTTGTCAATAAACTAGGGGATTTATATGATAAGCTAAAAGCAATTATGGGAATTACTGCAGAATGGATTGCAAAAGCAGCAACTACTGCTGTAGAAGAAGTTAAAAATCTTGCTGGTGGACCAATAGATTTATTTACTAAAATGGGTGAAAATGCTGTTACTGCTTGGGAGAAAATTAAATCGACATTTGGGTCAGCAATTGATCTTATTCCAACAGATGCTTTAGATAAAATAAAAGAAAAATTCACCTCTGCATTAAATGTTGGAAATCTTGATATTGAATCTATTATTAATGAGATGAAAGATGCAATTAAAGATACTGGACTAGAGTTTACAAATGCAGGAAAAGAAGCTTCTGCATTTGATACTACAATGGATGGCCTAACTAGAACTTTTAATATATATAAAAATGCCTTAATGGGATTGCGTTCGGGATGGTCTGTCGACAAAGCAAAAAACTATGTTACAAATCAAGAGGAGATGGATAAGTTTATAGAATCTCTTGATGGAATGACGGAATCACAAAAGAAAAACGCCATTATGTGGAAAATAATGACGCAATCTAAAAAAGACTATTTTGACTCTGAGGTTGCTGATGCCACAAAAATGTATGAGGCTAATGAACTTATAAAAGCTAATACTGTGTTAATCAGTGATTATCAACTAGCCACAGAAAACGTTGCTTCTGGGGATTGGTCAACATTTGCAGCAAAACATTGGGTTAATCTACAAGAACGTATGCGAGCAATCTATAAAGAAGTATTAAAATATCCTCCCGAAATTCAAGATGCTTTTGAACGATCATTAATTTCCATGGCAGAAGCTGAAGATCGATATTCAAAAGAGATTGAAGCTGGTCTTCATTGGTCAGAAGATCTTGTCAAAGGTGTAGCAGAAGCGACAGCTAGTGCATTCGAAAATGGTTTCTTTAAAATGATGAAGGGTGAGTTTGGAAGTTTTAAAGATTGGCTTCAGGGTTGGGCTGATGCAGTTCTCCAAGTTATTGCTCAAATCATGGCGAAACTTGCAACATTAAAACTTATGGGTAATGCACTTGAGACAGGAGAATGGGGTGGTCTTATTGGGGATTTTATAAATCCGGGTTATGGTGAAGGATTCACTTCTACTGGAAGAGTTATAACAAATCCTGGAGTTATTAGTGATGTAAATATTCCTGGAACTATGTTTCATCAAGGTGGTCGTGTCGGAGTAGGTGGGACATCTCGATGGATTCCTGATTCCTTACTCAATTTTGCACCTCGACTGCATAAAGGCTTAACGAAAGGAGAATTTCCTGCCATCCTCCAACAAGGCGAGGAAGTTCTTACTGGAGATCAACAACGACAGAGATATGGTGGTGAAACAAATATTCATATTAATGCTATGGATTCAAAATCTTTTTCTGAATATCTAACCAAAAATCGTGGTGCTTTAACAGGCCCAGTAAATTCTATTTTAAGATCTAGCCGTTCTGCTAGATCAGCTATCCGAGGGAGTGTATCATGACCGCTTTTCCTAGTGACGCGAATGTTAAGGTTACTTCCCCATTTGGGGAACAAATTGGATTTAAAGTTTTAATCCAGAACGCAGGGTTAGAGGGATTAGAATTTCGAAAGTTGAAAACTTTATATCCAAGACGAGTTTTATCTTTATCATTTGATAATCGAACTCTAACACAGGCAAACTATCTTTGGGCATTTTATTTAGCCTGTAAAGGGCCATTTACATCATTTCGATATTTTTATCAGAAAAGTGATGTATATGTAAAAGAATATGTTGGTGTTGGGAATGGATCTATAACAGGATTTAATCTTCCTTCGAAGGGAGCATCATCCTACACTATGTATTCAAATGACTCGACAACAACATTATATACTTTTACCAGTAGCGGTGGAACTGATGGTTGCGATTTAGCAACATTTTCACCCGCTCCTGCAAATGGAGCTATTCTCACATGGTCATTTACTGGTCAGTTAGTTGTGAGGTGTAGATTCAAAGAGAGTTATATGGATTTTGACACATTTTATCGGGCATTAGTCAATAGTAAAATCTCATTACAGGGGTTGTTAAATATAGAATGAAAGCTATAAACACAAGTATCTTAGAACAATTATCAGCTAGTAATATGATTCCATTTTATACTATCAGTTTTACTGTAAATGGGACAACATATTATTTTACTGATTGTGATGTTCCAATAACGATAGGTGGAACACGATATCTTTCTCGGCCATTTACATTAGGGGATATTGTTGATTCATCTGACACCTACACACAAGAATTGGATGTTTCATTAGTTCATCTAGATTCTGGGCAATTACCAGATACTAGATCAACTTTATATGAGGCTATTTTAGGAACTTCGCCTCAAGGAAATTCATTTCAAGCATCGTTGGTGGTGTTAGATACAACAACCTATGCAGTGGTGGGTAGCACATTTTTCCCTCTGTTTTATGGGACAATTAGTGCATGGAATATGGATGAGACTATGTTAAATATGAACATCCAGGGATTGTTGTATCAATTTACCCAAAGAACAATCAGTCAACATCCACCTTCTTGTCGATGGAAAATATTTAAAGGAACGGAATGTGGATATGTTGGAGCAGCAACAGCGTGTGATAGATCAGCAACACAATGTTATTATACATTTAACAATTTTGCAAACTTTGGTGGGTTTAGATGGTTACCAACATTGGAAAATAAAGTTATTGTATGGGGTGCAGACGAATGAACCTATTAAAATTTTCTCAACATCGAGTTGGTCAGAGATATACATCAGGACAGATTGATTGTTTTCATTTGGTGTATGATTTTTTAACTGAATCTGGTGCAGTATTACCATCAACTTTTAGAGGAATATCGTTAGATGACTATTTTGATTTTTTCAAAAAAGATCCTCTTAGAGCTCAGATGACTATGATTGATTTTTTCGAAGAATACTTGGATGAAATCGAAACAAAATCCAGAGTTACTGGAGATATTCTTATCTTATCTTATGAACAAGCTATTTTTGTAGGAATTGATGCTGGAAACGGAAAGGTTCTAACTGTTGCAGTTGAACTTGGAGTCAATGTTTCTCCTTTAACCCCATACAAAATTGAGAGGGCTTTTAGATGGCACAAGTCTTAGGATTTTTAGTCTATATTGCACAGCAAATTATTATCGCTCAAGTTATCGGGATTGCATATCAAGCGATCTTTGGAGAACGAAACCGAGCAAATTCTAATTATGCAAACGGGTCAATCAAAGAAACTGCGAGATCAACATTAGCTCCATTACCTATTGTATATGGGCGAAACTTTCTCGGAGGGAACGAAGTTTTTATTGAGGCGTTTGAAGAAGATAATAAAACCTTGTATGTTATTCAGACCATTAGTGAAGGACCGATCTATGGAGTAGCTAGATTAAATACTAATGGAACTGATGCGACAAATTTGGTTTCTAATGGATCTTGTGAAGCTAGCTCTAACTGGACTACTTTATCGGGTACAGCAGGAAGATCTTCAACCCATCATGATGGTTCTTATGGTTGGTATATTTCATCTAACAGCTCTATTAAATCAGATAATATGTCATGGACGAGTGGAGATCTTCTTGAGTTTTCTTTCTGGATTTATCTTACAACCGATAATCTATATGGTTTTAAGTTATATGATGCTGATGGGACGACAATACTAATCAGTACAAATCTTGGATATACGACAACAGCAGGATGGCATAATCTTAAACTTTCGGGATATGCAACAAAAACTGGATCTAGTGGTCGAATTGAGTTTTCGAATGAAAATAATCAGGGAGTGTTGTATATTGATAGTGTTAATCTCTACAATAGACCTTTATCTATATATCTTGATGATACAATTTATACATCATTCAATACCGACATAGTAGCTTTTGGTGCTTGGGAATGGGGAACTTATTCTGGATTTACTTTAAATCAAAAATTTGCATATGATTTCTATCAAGGAACCTCAACTCAGGTATATCCAGAATATATACATGCATTAAAAGCTGCGTATCTCGATAATATGAGATACACCGCATATATAGTTTTTAAGTTTGAATATGATCCTGATTTATACAACAGTCTACCTTCACGAACATTTCTTGTTGATGGAATGTATCTTTATGATTTTCGGGCCAGTCATTGGTATGGAAATCCTAGAAATGGAGTGCTTGCTCTATATAATTATATGACCAGTACTCGATATGGTTTAGGTTTTTCTTCGGATAAATTCGATATAACATCTTGGACTTCAGCTGCAACTTATATAGATACTAAAGGATGGCATTTTGATTATGTAGTAACTGATGGTCAAGCTGGGGATATTATTGATACTATTCTGAAACATATCAGATGTGAACTTGTTGAATACGCAGGAGTTTTTTATCTATACTATTTTGATATCAACTTAGAAGCCACCGCTATGACTTTAGTTGATAATGATATTCTCCAGGACGAAACAGGAAAATCTGCTATCAGTATTGCTGAAACAGATATTAACGAATTCCCTGATGGATATAAAGTATCCTTTACTGACATAACAAAGCTGGGTGTTACAGATAGTATATACATCGGAGATACTCAAGGATATATTAAAAATCTTGATCTTTATGGATGTTCATCTCGTGCTTTAGCATTTGAATTGGGATCTTATTATTTTGAACGCGATCTTTTAAATCGACATATAACTGGAACATTTAGAGATAAATGCCAACGTCTCCAAAAACATGATCTTGTCAGTTTAACATCAACTGTTTTGGGAGTTACAAGTGCATTGCTTCGAGTTGTGTCAGTATCTATTCGACCTGATGGTTGTGTTGATTTAGATCTTATCTACGAGTCGACAGATCTCTACAACAAAACATTTGATTCTGATGTTGATGAGGTTTATGAAACAACGGTTCCTCGAAGATACGATGTTCCTGGAGTTGTTAGTGCTTCGGGTGCATGGACAGTAATTGCTACTGCAAGTTATAGTGGCGTTATTTCCGTTACATGGACAAATGCTTCATATGTTTATGCAGTTAATGTTTGGATTTCAACAGATAATGTAACATATAAACTTTATGCATCAACTATATTGACAAAAACATTTAACATTAGTGCTTTGGGATCATATTATGATTTTGGTGATACTGTATATATAAAACTCCAATCCGTTACGAAAGCAGGAGTAAAAAGTGCAATGCCTGCTGACCCACAGATGACTATTACTGTTAATGGTCCACTTAAATGGGCAGGGTTTTATGTAGGACAATATGATCTTTGGGGTGGGAATGTCTCAATAAATCATGCCGATACAAAAGTTGTTCTTGGAGGGTTGGATGGAACTCCAAAATTAGCTCTTGGTGCATCAGCAGACTTAATGACCTTAACTAACGTTGCGAATTATGCAGGATTTTATGCTGATGGTACAGGTTCATTTCGACATGGAAGTAATAATGCATACGGAATTTTTGACGTTGCAGCAGGAACATATGTATTTCATGGAGTTATTATTTCCTCTGATTGTAGTGTGGTGGTATCTGGAACAACAGTAGATACCTTTACCATTAACAGTGATGCAAATGATGCTACTGTTAATTTAGTTTTTGGAAGAACGACAGGTGGAAATGCATCTATCTCTTGGAATGGTACAGCCTTTTCTGCGAACAAAACTTTTGGCACGACAGGAAATCTAGTTGTCGGAGGAGGGTATGTTGGTACTTCCTTAGATAGTGATTTAATCCAAATGTCAAATAATCAGGTATTGGTTAGTGGAGCTCTTCGCCTCCAACTTGATGCTAATAATCATGCAACTTTTACGGTAGGATCTTCTGGTGTTGTATATAATGCGACAGCAAATATATTTTCCTTAGCTGCTAATGTTCAGCATCAAACAGATACTTATGCAAAGGCTACAACTGGATGGCGGGTAAGTTATACAGGTGAAGCTGAATTTAGAACTTTGAATGTTGATGAGATTCATGCTAAAGCATTTATTGCAGATATTGAACAGGCACTTGCGGGCGGACAAATCATCACTAAGTCTGTTGCAAAGATGGCAAATAATTTCGCACTTCCATCTGCAAATGCTAGTGCAAATATGGATGTTGAAGAGTTTGATGGTTTTACTGGTCAGGTATTTGCGAATGGTGATATTGTTCAGTTAAGGCAGATTTCACGTAATGCGACAGGACTTACGATCGGAAGTGCATGGGGAACAGTATCGTATGTTAGCAGAAATACTGTGGTTAATCCATACACTCAAAGATACACATTTACCCGAAGTGCCGGAGCTAATGCTGGAACTGCTAATGGAAACATCGCCAAGGCTACATTAGCACTTGATTATGGGACAGCAAATGGTGGATTTTACGAAGTTAGTGCATATGAAGGAAACTCTTCTCCATATGTAGCGATTAAAGCCTGGAATACCCATCCTGCGACAGGATTGTATATGATGACAGAGATGGGAAGATTGAAAGATTCTTATGGTTATACTGATGCTAATATTTATGGATTTGCCTCAGGAAAATACGCGAATAATTCATCTTTCTTAACTATTGATGATGTAAATGGTATTCGCCTCCAGTATAAAAATGCTGGTGGAATAGATGCAGTTACCTCTCAATGGTATATGAATGGGACTATTGTTCTTGGAACTGTGGGCGGTGCTCATGCCAATATTACTCCGACAGAGACAATATATTATGTTGGCAGTAATACAGTAGCTCAATTTGGAGCTAATGTTAGTTTGTTTGGTGGTATGATAAAATTATATCATAATAATGGTGCTGTTGGTATGTCAGTAGAATCTAATAATATTTACATATGTTATAATTATTCATCGGGAGATTATACTAGGATAGGTAGTGATAGTTATGTATTGTATAAAAATAATGTTCTTAGATTATCGGCTAATGCAGGTGGGGTTACTATTTATGGAGATAATAACTCTAATAATTATGTGTCTATTGGATCTAATAATATTAGGCTTATGAGTAATGGTCAAAATAGGCTCTATGTTGATGGGAATCAAATTGATTTAACTTCTGACGATACATGGAATAATTATCTTGGGGTTAGTGCATCTGGAATTAGGATGTACCAGAATGGAACTCCGAGAGTTATAATAAATAGTAATGGTTCTGGTTATATGGGTAATATCAACCATCTCTCTTGGGATGACGGGGGAAATGTTTATGTTGGTGGCACAATGTATTGTAATAATTTTGGTGGATCGGCTAATGGCACATTGGTTTTAATATCAAGTAATACTCAACGGAATTATCAATCTACTAATGGCACATGGTTTCCAGTAAAAGGTATACAAATTGGAGTTGGGGGAACTTATCGAATTTCTTTTTGGATGATAACACAAGGATATCAACAAGCAAATCTATCTATGAATTATTATAATACACAGGCTATAATTAAAAGAAATAGGTCTGGTTCTAACAGTAATGTTGGAACACTTCGACAGGTAAACAGCGGAAGCAATAATAATACTTATAATTATGCCACATACACAGAGGAGATAAGTGGTTGGTTGACGGGGGATATTATTGAGGTGTGGTCAAATGCGTATGGGACAACAAATTATAGCGGAGGCATCGCTAATTTTGTTCTTTATGTTGGCAATCCAGTAGAAGCGAGGGCAACAACAGTATGATAACAATACCATATACAACAGAAAATGAAAATATTATTATAAATGAACAATTATCAAATGGATTAAAATTAATTGAATATCAAAATCTACTTGATGGCGATTTTCTTGTATTCAGTAATTTAGACGAATGGATAAATTTAAATGTGAGACCTATAAGAGATCAGATATTAGACAAAACAGATAAACTAATGCTTCGTGATATTGTTGATAAATGCACATTGCAAGAACTCATTCAGATCAAACAATGGCGACAGGCATTAAGAGACATAACGACAACTATCACAACATTCCAAACTATATGGCCCACCAAACCGACAGTAGATGATCCAACTGTTCAAGGTTTGTTGGATAAAATTAACTATTAACAATTTAACTCGGAGGCTGTAAATGGATAATGTAGTAAGATTTGAAGGATTTAAAAGAGAAGTATCGACGACAACAGAGGAACTTAAAATGATGAATTTCATGTTTGAGACATTTATTCAGCCTCAACATCCAGTTTATCAAGCTCTTGTCAAACTTAAAAGATTTTTGCTGATAAAACATTCATATTACGTAGATGTAATGATTAACAAAATTACAACGAGTCCTGAGATGAAAGCATATATTGATCGAAGGACGCAGATTCTAGAAACTTTTCGACAGAATAAGATTGATGAATTTCTCACAACAATGCCCGCAGGCATCGGAGAAAATAGAGATATGATAATTCAGGACTATCTAAGTACGTTGGAGATTAGCTCCAATAAGATTCCTGAGTGGGGTGATTTGTTGAAGTTGGATAGTGGATTACGAGTTATGCCAATTGTGATTGATGTGAATGCTATAATGACGTTTCAAGAATCAGATGGGACATTTCGAGTGGAGAAAAATCTTGATGGGGAAATTCTACAAACTTTACATCCCCTTATTATTTTTAAGGGAAAGGATTAACAACGAAGGCAGGATATCTAGGAGATATCAATGGGATGCACAGATCAGAAATGTAGGCTTGATATAGAGCAGAGATTACATAAAGAGATATCCGACGCAAAAGACTTGATGAGTGACGATTTGAAGGATGAACGTTTATCATTGTATAGTTATGTTAATGAGAAATATGCAGATGTTATGAATAAGATGGATCTACTCCGAAAAGAAGTGGCGGTTGCATGTGGGAAAGTTGCCGATACGATTTATATTCGTACAAAAGGATATATCTCATTTTCGGGATTTTTTACTGCTCTTGCAATAGTGGTTACGATTGTAGGAATCTTCGTAGGGGTATTTATGACCATCACGACAAGAGCAAATGATCGTACTAACATAGCAACAGATAAACGTATTACAGAAATTGAAAAATCTGATCACTTACAGGAACAAACTATTACTGAGATTGAAATTACTTTAGGTGAAATAAGAGTAGCGATTGAAAATTTAAATAAGACGACTGAGGATTTAAAAAATGTTATTGAGCGACAGAAGGGATTTCCTGCTGTTACTCCATCTACCAACACTGTAACTAAGGAGAATTTACATGAATAAAATTTTGATGACGAGAATAAAATCATTTGCGTGGCGATTTGGATCTTACATCGTAGTAGCTGCTTTAGCATGGTTAGGTAATGAGCAAAACATTGCTTTGTTCGAACTGCCTCCATGGGCTATTGCGTTTGTAGCATATATTATAGGTGAGATTACAAAATACATCAACAACAAACTATCGAAGGCTCCGACAACATAATGGAAAACGTTTTTATCTTTTTAGCAGGAATTTTGATCGTTGTTGTCGCCATCATAATTCTGGCGATGAAATGGGGTAAAAATGCAACCTTAAAGGAGCAGGCAGAAAATAATGAAAATACAATGGAAGATTACGAAAACGTTGATTCTAAACCTCCTGTTGATAATCCTTTTGGGCGGATGCGTAAAAAGAATAAGCGTGTGTCCTGAGTATCCATTACCTTCTGAGCATGTTATGGAGGTAATGGATAAACTCGCCCAAGAAGATCGTGAGGTTTGGGAATGGGGAAATAGGCTTTATGATCTATGTTTAAAACTTAAAACGTGTGAAGATGAGTAAATATGTGGGATGGGTATTGCCGAATTTAGCAGGGTAAAGACGGGATTATCACATCCCACAAAATATCGTTTTTAAGGCCAAAACAAAGACTTAGACGGGACTGAAAATTGCCCCTTTATAACCCCTGCCCCTTAAATTTTTAAACGAAGGGCGACCCCGTTCCGGCCCTCTAGTGGCGTTTTAAAGGGCGGTCTTAAACGTACTTTTCAAGGTAAACTTTAAACCGGAGGATGGCATCGTGAAAGAACATTTTGATCTTGCATTTGAATTAACAGTTGGTCTCGAAGGCGGGTATGAAAATGACCCAAATGATCCAGGAGGCGAAACAAAGTATGGGATATGTAAAACATATCATCCAAACATTGACATTAAAAACCTGACTCTAGATCAAGCCAAGGCGATATATTATGCCGATTACTGGTTGCCCGCAGGATGTGATGTAGCTGAATTTCCAATGGATATTTGTTTGTTTGATAGTCAAGTAAATCCACAAAATGATCCTCGACTACCAGGAGGTGGAAACAAAGAGATTCTATTACAAAATCCTAGTGATTGGCATGAATATATGATTTTACGGATGATAAGATATATGAATAATAGTAAGGGGATATATGTCAAAGGACATATTTTTCGAGTACTGAGGTTATTTGAGAAGATTAAACAACATATATGAGAGAAAAGAAATGCTAGTACGAATAGTTCTATTAGTTGAAATAATCATACTAGCATTGTTACCATTGATTTTATTATGGTGGAGCTCTAAGGATTGATTGCCTTACGACGAATCTGAATTTCATCATCTTGATTAACTGTAATTGTTTGATCAAATTCTATGCTTGCTGTTGTTCCTTCCTGATTAAGAATTTTATATGGTAAAGGAATAAGTTCATCTGTTCCTTTCCGTTTTAAGAAAAATAAGATTTGTTCTGTCATATCTTTTTTACCTCGTCTTCATTAAAAAACTCAAAAATCCTAGGTTTTGTTACTGGAGCAAATTGTAGTCTCCAATTCGGATGTTCCAATGTTTCTGGAAATATAGATCCTATATATGACCATACAAGAAAGTCTGCCTCAAAACCAGAACCTGATGAAGTTTTCAATCTATTGGCGTCATCTACCAGTTGGCATATTTTTTGTGTTACTTTTGGATCATTTACAATAATTACTCGTATACCATCCTCGACATGAATATAATCTTTTTCTTTTTCTGGATTAATCTGTACTAATTTGTCTGATTTTCTAACCATATAGCCTCCTATTTTTTATCTAATATAGCTGTGTATCTTACCCCTGACCTATCTGCTGTTATTTTAATTTTTCCTTGACCTTCTAACATACTTATTAGCTCATCCATCTCCGATTTTCCATAAGTAAGTCGTTTGTACATTCGACGAAGAAGAACAGAATGACCCATGCTTTCAGGATAAACAGACCTTATCATATTTTCTGCGAAATCGACGGCATTTGCTTGTTGTGTAGATCCTATATGAGCAATAGCAGCAGGTAAATGGTGTTCGATATTGTCTATTGCAGCTAACGCACTTGCTAAATGCTCAACAGTAATAATCATATTATCTGATTCAGCCACCGACATAACTAATGCAGTTTTAAGTACATGGTCATGTTTTCTTTCATAAAAACTCTCTAGATCTTTTGGTGGTGTTTTCTCATCAAGTGACATATACCATTTATCAAACATTTGATCTGCTTCTGGCGTCAACTGGACTTCTCCATGTAATTTAGCAATACAACCAAGATCGTGAATTAGAGCATCTTCCATTCCTCGATCAACCTCTGGTTTAGGCACACGTATTCCACGCTCCCCATAAACAAGAAGAACTCGCGCCATAAATCCACTAGCCAATGTCATGGTAGGAAAAATCTCACCTAATTGTTCGGGAGTTGATCCTGCCAATATTGATGGGCATGGATTTCTAACTTGGCATAATCCTTTGTTTCTGGTGAGGAAATCTAGTTTAGATTTTCCTGTATAAGCTGCAGTAAGGAATGTGATCAAGTCACCGACATATGCAGACTTACCAAAAAGATACGCAAGTTCATCTGCCTGAATGAGAATACTACCGTCGGGTTTAACAACACCATTTGGATCGATTGTTGCTCGATTCATTGTGTCCATCAAACCTTCCGTAGTCATCTTCCCTCCGACAGTATGAATTTCTTTTATGGTGTCGATAAGGTCCATTCCTAATTCCATCGCGCCGGACTTTTTACATCCCCCAGATTTAGCGATGAGAAAAACATATTGATTAGGCCATACATGATATGCCCCTCGATTGATAAATACATTTCGCCTCATAGCTGCTCCAATTATAGAACAGCTTACCCAAAAATGAAAGATGTCTGGTGACTCCTGTTTGACTATATAGTTCCTGTAGCCTTGCAACCATCCGTTTGGTAATTTCCGTTTCCGTTTATCAGGCATTTGACAACCTCTTTATGATCCATAATTAACTTCTTAAAATTAATATGTCCAATAGGTATGTTGAGGTGTTGGGCTAAGGATTGCTCCTTATTAATGCCTACTGATTCACGCCATCCCCTAAGTGTAACGATTAACATTGACTCGCATAATGAGAGAATATGCGAATTCCATTCTTCCCAAAAATGGACATGAACAGGTAACTTAAACTTTTTAGCTGTTTCGTGCCAATACATAATCGGGGAGAAGAAACATTGTTTAGGAAAAACAACCTGCAAAACTGATGTTGCAAGTTGGATACATTTAAAACGATGATCCATAATATTATATGTTGGTGCTGTATATGGAGACGCAATATAGATCATAGTTTTTTGCCTCCATGACGATATGGCCTCGACTTGTTATATCTTGTCTTGGCTTCAAGAGCTTCACCGATGTTATAACCATACATTCCTGCGAGATCGAGAATGCGAATTATACAATCTGCAAGTTCAATTTCACATGAAGAAAACATTCCACAATGTTCGTCTATAGGATTTCCTTTTCGATATCCTTCTAAACATTCTGAAAGTTCGGAATGCATTAAAGCAATACAATCTCCAAAAGATCTGGGTTCATCCCACCAACCATGTTCTTTAGCTGTTTCATGAATTTCTTGTTGTTTGAATCTTAGGGCGTCTGCAAATATACTCATAATCATCTCCTTATAGTTCATTATATCTCCTAAAGAATAATATCTATTTGTTCATCCCAGTTTGGGCCAAAAGAAAGATCAATGGGGACTGTACGATCTATATCCCATATTTTAAAATGAATGTCATATGCTTCAACTAATGCTTCTGCACCATATTGAACCTGACCTTCTGGAACTGCAATACTAAGGCCATCGTGTGATTCTAATAGAACACGAAAATGTTTGCGGATTCTTTTTAACGCCTGTTTGTTAATATCCGTAACCGTACTTTGAGGTATAAAAGCATAGCCAGCCTGTAATACTTTAGCATTAGCATTGCCATAGTACATAAGCTCATCTAGAAAAATCTCCCTACGACCAAATGGGTTATACAACATTCTATGTGCCATAATTTCATCATACACATAAGCATGAAAATGTTCTCGAATACCTGGATAGGTGTTATGATAGTTTATGAGATGTGTTTGAGCATCTGAAAATTGGAGTTTTGTAATCTGGGCAAACTTCCGAGGCCCAAGACCATAGTTGGCTCCATGAACACATGCTTTAGCTATTTTATAACGGGGATCTTCTTTGGTAATATCCTCTTTAAACATGTTTTTGGCGTTCACGAGATGAAGTGAAGCTCCACTCTTAAATAATCCCATCATGTTTTCATCATCCGCCAACCATGCGACAACACGAGCTTCAGCGTTTTGTTGATCCGCACACATCATAACATAACCTTTGGGAGGGATGAAAAACTTTCGTTGAGGGCCTTTTTTAACATTCTGGAGATTCATCCCACTTCTTCCTCGACCCTTGCGACTGTTTAATCTTCCTGTCGATGTTCGACCCAGAGAATATTCGCATTTAATATGCCCATCAACAACATTCGATTCATCAAAGAGGCTTAATGTTTTGCGAGCTGCACGAATATCAATGATAAGATCGGGAATATCTGATTTATACTTATAGGCTAGTTTTTTGAGGGTCTCCTTACCAGTTTTTTCACCGGTATATTTTTCCCATCCAAGTTTATTATAAAGCAAGTCTGTTACTTGTGGGGTGGAATTAACATTAACATCTAATCCTGTTTCTTCTTTGATCTTAGCGTTATATTGTTTAATAAGTTCGTTACTTTCCAGTCGAACATCTTTTAATAGTTCTAGATCGACAGGAACGCCCAACATGTTCATTTCAAATAAGATTGGTAAAACTTGGGAATATAAATTTTCATAAACATGAAGCATGTTTTCATCTTTAAGTTCTTGTTCAAGTTCTTCGATGGCCCAATATGTTCCAATACAGTCCATGGAGTTATATGTCCAATGTTCGGTTTCTTTTCCATCTATCAAAGCTGATCCTTTCTTTTCTTCTTCGTCTTTCTTAAAAAACGGAAGGTCGGTATAGATGGAAACTATGGTATCTAGTCCATGTTTCATCTCAGAATATAGACAATGATGCATTAACATACTATCACGAATAAAAGCACCTGAGGGATAAGAAAATCCAACTCGAAAGCCATGTTCACCCAAGATTCTCCAGTCAAACAATATGTTTTGACCTGCCATGTTTATCATCTTTAAAGTTTTATCAAGCTCTCGCCAGATTGCCATCTCATTTTCAATCTTCCAATAAGATTGTCCATTACCATAGAAAAACGGAATGCAGATAGCGTCACTACGAGACCATGCAATACCTACACATGACAACATATTTCCTGGAGTCTCAACATCTACGACAGCAAAACGAGGCTTTGTCTCTTGCAACATTTTCAATGTCGACATAGTTTGTTCAAATGAAGGAGCGAGGATGAAATTTTGTTTAGGCCATTCGAATTGGAAATCCTTATCCCGAATCCTTCTAACCCGAGTTAAATCTGCAACGATAAGTATCCAGAGAGGATAATTATAATGTAGGTTCGAAGGATGTAACGTAGGCACAACTAAGCAATCATGCTTAATTGCGGGATGTGGATGAAGAACCGATCCACGAAAGTTTGTTATGCCCGATCTTGTTGTTACTGCTTTAAGGGCGTATGCACCGAGAGGAACGATAATCTTAACATTTGGAAGATTATTAATCTCTTCGATGAGTTCTTTTTCATATCGTGCCAAAGTAACAAGATCAAGTTTTTCCATCTTGTCCTCTGGCACACGACGTTTGGATATGTTTGTTATGTAAATCTCAGATCTGTCTAATCCTGCCAAAGATAAACAGTTGTTGAGGTGATCCCCTGCTGAGCCCATGAAAGGTTTTCCTTCGAAGACTTCCGTCTTTGCAGGTGCTTCACCGATGAATACAATCGGTGCTGTCACAGGCCCAGATGGGGGAACAATAATATCAAATGTGTTGGTGGATTGTACTGCCAATTAAAGCCTCCAATTCCCGTATTTAGCGGGGTAAAGACGGAATAAAATATCTAGACCAATCTAGTTGTTAAATCAGTTGGTTCTGTGACCAAAATATGAGCATACTTGACGCCATACATAAGAATGATATCATAACGATTGTGGATAATTTCAACTTCTTCCTCAGTAAATGGGGATAATGCTGCCAAAGCTAATCCAAGTTCATCCCAGATCATAACCTCATACCCTTCTTCCTCTTGATCAGCAACATATTCTATGAGATCAAAAAGTCCATCATCATCTGTAACTTGAAGTAAGTTTTTAACATTATCTACTGTGTACCAGCATCCTTTTTTAGGTTCCATTATTCCTCTCCCTCCTCTTCGTGCATCGACATAACAATGTTCGACATGCGTTCCAGTCCTTTTGCATAACATACTTCATCGCTATCGATGCATATAGACCTACGTTGAAGTAAGGTTGATGCAACTGCGGTCACAAAACTTCCTGCGGTAGGATCAAGAACAATTTCATTTTCCTGTGACGACAATCGAATTAATTTTTGGATAAGTTCGATTGGTTTTTCTTGAGTATGTATTCTCTCGGTGTTGACGGGACGTTTATACTCGAAAATATTGGATGTAACTTCATTTAAAGGTTTTTTCTGGCCTTTACTGCAAAAAAGGATAATCTCATATCTTGGCATGAATTTATAGTCGAAATCCGTAAATCCACCTGATTCTTTAACCCAGATCAATGGAATTGGCTCGACATGAAAATTCCAGTCTCTAGTTTTGTAGAAATCCTTGAAAGTATCTTCAATAGCTTTGATGGCAGGACTCTCACGATAAGGAGGAATAGAAACTCGAAGATCATTCATAAGATTAGGCACAAGAGTAAATCCATTGAGTAGATTCATCCAAAAGAAGAAATCCTGAATTCCACAAAACATATACATATGAGCATCAGATTTCATAACACGATGAATTTGAGGTAATAGTTGGTTTACGAGTTCGATAGCTCCACTCCAACTATCGTCTTTGTAAGATGTCTTCTCTCCGGTGGGTCCACGAGATGAGGCTATCTTTGTGATATCCACTCCCCAAGGGGGATCAAAAATAACCAAATCTACTGTTTCATCAGACACCTTTTCTTTGATGATATTAACAGAGTTGCCACAATAGAGATGATAACTCTGCTCGGTTTCGGTGTCGTTTGTTCTGTTTCGAATAGCATCTCTTTTTGCTAGTTCTGACAAAATAGCCACCTCTTCGGTTCTTGCGATGGCTTTAACTGCCTGCTTTCGACTAGTGATGTTTTTTAGTTCAGGAAATGTTTCGATGGCTTCGGCAAGGCGAAGATCCTGGGAAATAAGACCCTCAGACACACCTAAAGCTCTGGCGGTATCTACTTGCGACCAACCTGTTCCTTCGACAGGGCGATTTCCGGATGTTTTTTCTTGGGCTCCATGTTTACGAAGATTGGCCTCATGGAATCGTTTACGCCATATTGCAAGTTCATCCCATGTAAGAGTTTTATGGATGTTTTCTTCTCGTTCGAAGTTTAGCTGTTCGATCTCGTCTAATTCATCGTAGAAGCGAGCAAGGATAGTCTCCTTGCCAATCTCTTTCATTGCAGTGAGCCTTCGAAAGCCTCCCAAAAGAGTGAGTACTCCATCGGTTCGGTCGACGAGAATAGGATTCATCTGGCCACGAGTTTTGATACTTTCCTTGAGCTCCTCGAAATCTTCTCCGATGTCCTGCCGAACACGTTCTCCGATTTTTACATCTGCAACCTTAACAATGTGAAATTCATATGCTGACATTTGCTCTCCTTTTGAGTTTTGTGATGCGTTTTGCATCCTGTTTATTGATTTGTAATAATTCGTAATCCATTAAAGTTACATTAAACCCTGATTTGAACTTCTCTTGGAAAAGAAGATCAAAAATACGCATTGAAGTATCTCGGCCTTGGGCTAGATGAAGAACTGCGGGATAAGAATTTTCTTTCATTATCCAAGCAGAAAGAGCCCTATTAAGGGCGATGTGACGACCCTCACGGTTTTTTAATGTCTTATAATCTGTGGGATGACAAATTGCAATTCCACGACACCAGATATCATCTTTTTCGATTAAGCATACATTAATAACAGGACGGGTCTTGTTGTCATACAATTTATAGTAATATCTCTTAAAAATTTTTTCCATCTAGGCCTCCGAGAAAAGTTGTTAATGATAATATATACTTAATCATGCCAACTATTGGATTTACAGTGTACGATAGTCACCAACCAACAGAAGGCATGATAAAATATAGATTATGAAAGGGATTTTAGTGTTGCCTCTTCGATACTGATACGGTATTCACATGCTTCTTTCGCAGAAAGATCGTTTGAGTATGCTCATAGTACCTCCTTATCATCTTTGCTATTCAATCATCAAATGGTCCTCCACCACTTAAAATCCAATCACCAAAAAGCCAGGGCAATACACATAATGTAAACCAAGGAAAAAATGCTACCATGTTACCAATCATAGTTATACAACCGAACACCCCAACAATAGAGAATACCAATGGGAGATCA